GTCCCAGATCTTGGTTCTTACCCTCGGGCTGCCGACGTCGCATCTGCTCTGGCCGTCTCTGGGTCCCGTCTCCGCACTTGTGGTCTTGTGGTTGATGGTGCAGCTCGCGTGGCACATGTCACCACTCCTGGTGAGGGACGACCGAAGGTGAATTTCTGCTTCTGGGCTGCCGCCCATCCGGATTTTCTGGTCGGTTCGGAAACGCTGATGGCTCGAATTCTCGCCTCCTCGCACGCGGACAACATTATCGGTGAGAGCCTCGCCCGTTTCAAGTCGGTTGAGACTCGTGCCGTTGAGGTTTGTTCGTCGGTTCTCAACTCCCAAGAGAAGGCGCTTCTCGATCATTGGTCTATTCCTCACGCATCCTTCCCCCATGGTCGCATTCCCCATCCCGTCCTCAAGGCCCTTGAAAACCACCGCAACGTCAACACTTTACCCTTCCTCTTGTCTGGCCGCGTCAATGTGGTCTCTATGAAGATGGCTAAGGTTCGCAAGCTCCGTGCTCGTTGTCCAAATGCTGATATTCGCGTTTTCAATCCGGTTATCACCCCCGCCGATGTTGCCCGTTTTTCCGAGCCCGCCGACCTCCCCGCTCACGCTGAGTGTGATATCGTCGTCTTCGACGATTGCCTCCACCACATCGCCCCCAACGTGGTTGCAGCGTACATGGATCTCTGGGACGCCACTCGTTGTTACGGTACCTTCATCTCACCCCCGGAATCATGGGAACGTCTCGGCTCAATCCATCCGACACTCTACGGGATCCAATACTTCGAAAACAAGTATGTCTTCACCCCGGCCGACAATGAATCTGCGTCCTACGAGCAGAGTTACGGTGACTCCGGTTGGCATGATCTTGGTTCTTTCACCTGTGGTTCCAATTATGACGTTGAACTCCTGATCTCGTACGGACCTTACCATCTGGTGTCCATCGTGCGTGATCTCGCCAATCCGGTCCGACGTCAGTTTCGCACGTTCGATGCTCCCAAGGTGGTTCGCCTGCCTGAACTCCCCGGTTTCCCGTCGTCTCACTCGCCCTGGTTCCCCGTCACGCTCTTCGCCCAGTCGATTTTCCACGCTGGTGCTTTGAAGAAGCTCGGTCAATCTGACGTCCTCGCTCGCATGCGTGGTCTCTTTGCCCACACTTTAGCCCAGGGTATCCCTCTTGAGACCTGGGAGCATTTCGGTGCGTGCTGTCGGATTGCCGGTCTCAAGGTCTCTGACCCCGTTGAAACTCGCCTCGCTGGTAGCTTCTCTGACCGTCTTTTTCTCGCTCTCGAAGAATTCGTCCGAGACAATTTCGCCGAGTCCATCTACCTCTTCTTCTACCCTGACCGCAGGCTCATCAATGTTGTCAGGGCGGCCCTTAACAGAGAAGTGGTTCATTTCACGGTGCCACTGCGCCACGACGTCCTTTTTGAAGGGTTTCCGCGAAACGACCTGCCCGAACAGCCTCCCGTGCTTGGAGACATTGCGGCCGATCCTCCTGCTCCTGTTCCTCAGAGACTCCCTGTCCCTCCTCCCGCACGCTTGGATCGTGGCCAGCAGCCACGTTTTGTCCCCCCGTTGAACGCTCGTCGGTTGCCCCACCCTGGTGATCCCGTTCTCGCTCTCAACCCGGCCCCGCGCAACATCTTCCTCAATGTTCCTCGTGCATTACGCTTTGCTCCTGACTTCACTTGGGAACCGGCTTTGGATCACGGTGACGTTCCCGAGAGCTGTGGACATGTGGCCTTGCGGGAACTCAACCCTCCTGGTGACGAGACTTGGCCCGAGTTTTTCCATCGATTGCACAGTGTCCTGCCTCTTGAAGAATTGGCTCGTTTGAGAGGTCCTCAAGGTGTCTCAACACAGATCTTCTTCCATGCCGCAGCTCTGCTTTTAGGAATTTCGATTGAGGTCCATCTTCCCGGTGCTGTTCTGGACAATGCGGTCACTCTCGTCGGTGTTGTTGAAGGTCTACGTTACGACGTCTTCGGCATCATCACTCCTGATGGTCAAGGTCACTGGCAAACGGTTCCCAACCCCTTCCCACAACAGGTAGGTCCGCCTGGTATCGCCGCCAACCCTCTGTTTGCCGGTGGCGCGCTCAACGTTCGTTCTTTCTTTTCCTCGCTTCTTCCCTCTGGCTGTCCCACCTTTCTTTTCACGCCAGATTCGAAGCGTGCGAAAGTTTTGTTCGACGAGATGTCTGAGAAAGTTACTGGCATGGTCACGGTGCTCCCAAAATGGTCAGATCGTCGTCCCATTTTTGAAGCCGCTGTTCGAGCTGGTTCCAATCGTTCAGTCGAGATCGCTTACGTCTCAGGAGTTGCTGGTTCTGGGAAGTCTTTCATTCCGAAGAGTTATCTGCAGTCACGTTCTCGCGAGCTCTCTTGGTTTGTCAACGTCGTCTCTCCCTTGAGAGATCTCAACACCGCCTGGTTAGCCGCGTTTCCAAATGCGACACCCGATCAACGTCAGCTCTTCAAGACTCATGAGAAAGCGTTGTTTTCCAGCCCGGAGATTGTCGTTTTTGATGAAGCTCAGAAGTTGCCCGGTTTTTATCTCGACCTGTATGTGCTCACTCATCCCACTGTTCGTTACGTGGTTCTTTTGGGTGAACCCTTCCAGTGCGGAGCGCCAATCACCAACCCGGCTTCACAACTCCGTGCTGCTGACTCCCCCGGTCTCACCCTCAGTCCCAGCATTGGCGTGCATTTCGAAGTCTCCTGGCGGGTGAATTCCCATGTTGCCGCTTGCTGGAATATTCCAATCGCTCACAACCGTCGCGCTGGCATTTCCATGGTCACCTCTATTCCTCGCGGTTGCCCTATCGTTGTCACCACGGTTGCATCTCAGAACGTTATTCGCGAGTACGGTCAAGAAGCCTACACCCTTTCTTCGTGTGGCGGTCAAGATTTTAACGGTCCCTATTGTGTCATCCTGACTCGCGAACTTCTTACGGGTGTTCCACCGGAGGGCATTTACACTGGTTTCACGCGTTCCCGTCATGAGATCTACGTTCTTAACGCTCTAACGCCCGCGCAGACTCGAGACGTGATGGCTTCCTCACCGTTGCTAGGTTCTCTCCTGAACTCTCAGATCTTGCCTAACTCGTATCGGGACTACATTGGTAACCGTCTTCCCCCTGGCGTCATCGTGCCTCCTCTACGGTTGTTTCCGGCTGGCGTTCTTCTCACCGTTTCCGATGTCGTCGGTGGCGATCTGACGCTGCTTTCTAAGAGCGAATCTCTGGTACCAATCCTTCGTGATGCCATGTTGGCCTTGCCTGCCGAAAGAGTTGAGTCTGACGTTTCCCCGGTCAAAATCTCCCATGCTCCCGTCTCTGAGGAATGGGTTCCTTCCTATTATGGCCGTTACGGTGATCCTAAGAACGATCTTGCGAACTCGGGTTTTCATACGGAATCTGTCGAAATGCCTGGCGACCCATTACCCACCAAGCAATTCAACGATGTCAAGTTTTCTCCCGCTGAACGTCTCGAAAATCTGTGCGACTTTTTCCCAGTCCATCGTTCCAACGACGCCGCTCTTTTTGGTCCCACTGTTGCAAAACGTCTCCGATTCGCTTCTGAGTCTGAAAATCTCGCCGAGTTCGCATCTGCTTCTTTCCTCGGCCCCTTGCTTACGACTGCCTTCGTCCAAGATCTCGGTCTCGAAGACACTCCTATCCCCTGGGACGACGAACTCTTTGACTTTTGTGTTGATGATTGTGCCCGTAAGAGACTCTCCAAGCCTCTTGCCATGTTGAACAACCTTGAGCGCGATCAGGATCCTTCGCTTCGGGACAATCACACCGTCCTCAATTTTCTCAAGGGTCAGTTGATCAACAAGCTTGACACCTTGACGAAGTTTTCTGAAAGTGAGAACGTTTCTGTCCCCACCGTGAAACCCGCTCAGATGATCACCACTTACACGGAAGAAATCAACGCTTTCTTTGGTCCACTCACCAGGTATCTGGCTACGAAATTGCGTCTCTCCCTCCCCGATGATCATGTGCTCTTCTACGGTGGCTATTCTCTTAGCGACTTGGATGATTGGAGTCGCCGTCATGTCCCTGCGAACCTTTCTCAATCATTTGCTAACGATTATACGGCGTACGACAAGTCCTGTCGTGGCGACAGTCTCCAGTTCGAAGTGTGCATCATGAGATTCTTCAACGTTCCTGAGCGCTATATCGACCTTCATGTGGATCTCACTTGCCATCTCAATAGCGCCTTAGGTCATTTGGGTATCATGCGCACTTCAGGTCAATGGTGCACCTACCTTTTCAATTCGTGGTTCAATGCCGCATACTTCGCGTTGAAATACGAATACCCAAAAGATGTGCCTAGGGGCTACTCCGGTGATGACATGTTCATATTATGCATCCCCACGATTCGCAAGGGCTGGTCACGTTTGTCCATTTACTTTGCACTCATTGGCAAACCCGTGATCGCTCGCAATCCCGAATTTTGCGGTTGGATACTCTCCTGTCATGGCATTGTTCGACACCCGATGTTGCTCTTGCTCAAGTCCCTATATCATGTTCGAAACGGCACCTTTGACAACGTCGTGATCAACTATTTCATTGAACATTCCTTCGGTACGCGCCTCGGTGACGCTCTCCATGACATTTTGCCTCCGGAGTTGATCTCAGCCTTTGGTGAATGCATCGCCTTGTTCAGTGGTCACATGTCTAAAATCCCCGACTTCTTACGTCCGGTCAATCTTTTGGGCTCCACATTCCTTCGACCTTCTGTTTTCCATCCGATCCACCTCAACGCCCGTGTCATGAGGATGGACTGGCGACACGTTTCATCTCCTGTTCGACGTGCCATACTCTCCTTAGGACCCCCTCATAAGGGTTATTGAGCCTTTATTTAAGTATTTCTAAAACCTTCTCACATGTCCGGCAACATCTTCGAATCTCCAGCCGCTCTTGCATCTATATTAGACTCAATCAAACTCGTTCTCCTTCTTAGCGCCGACGATGCAAAGCTCTTCATCGCAGTCTACCTCCCAGTCCTCGTCTCAAAAGACCGAGAGGCAGTCTTCCTTGCCATCGACAGCTTCAAACACCCCTCCGATTGACTCGGACCGGGTTTCGACACCGCATTCTAGTTCGCCGAGTGCGTTACTTCCTCTCTCCACCCCCTTCTTCATACGCACTTATCGACTACACATTGGTACCGTCGGAGGTGGTCAGAATGCAACGCTCGACCGCGACCTCATTTCAGCTACAAACTTCCCCGACTTGTTTAACTTTGCTTATCCTTTTCTCCATGCTGAGCTGCTGCCTGTTGATGGTTCTTCTGATCGCCCCTATTGCGACTACGTCCTCTCCGCCGCGTCAGACCACCAAAGTCTCTTCCGTTCCACGGCCTATTTCCGCCCGACAGCCGCGAGTCAAGCGGGTTCGTTCGCTCTCGCCGCTGCCCGTCCTGATTCGGCCCTTGTCTCC